CAGTCAGAGAATACACTCCTATGCCTATGATGATAGATGGCCTAGATCTAAACGCGGACGGAGCATCTGCAAGACCTGCGTTAACTGTTGCAAATATAGGTACATTGTTTTACTCTCAACTAGGTAACTTTAAAAATGATGATTTAATAGGTCAAAGACTTATTCGTAGACAAACCTTTCAAAAGTACTTATACGGAGAAAGCGGAGATGCTAGTCCTCCTATAGAATTAAGAACCCAAGAATATGTCATAGATAGAATAGGTCAAGAGACTAGCGTAAGCGTTACTTTTGAAATGGCAGCACCTTTTGACTTAGAAGGAATAAAGTTGCCTCGCAGAATCGTGGTAGGTAAATACTGTAGTTGGAAATACCAAGGACATGATGCAGGAAAAGGAGGAGGCTGTACTTGGAGAGAAGATGGAGGCTACTCCTTCAGAAATAGCAGTGATAGTAGTTTTTCTCACAATGCTTATTTTAATTTTGAAGATAGTCCCTTAGTTATTAATACAACTTCTTTCGGTACTTATTCGTCTTCCACCGCTTATACTACAGATAGCTACGTTAGCTACTCTGGTAAAAAATGGTTATGTATACTTAATAACACAGGACAAACCCCTTCCAGTCTTTCTTCTTATTGGAAAGAAGTGTTTACTTGGGTAGACTATTCTTCGAGTACTTCTTATAGCTTAGGCTCTCTTGTACGTAGTTCAAACACTATTTGGAAATCTACTCATGCTTCCAATCAGAATAACACTCCCGCCCATGGAACAGGGCATTGGCTCAGAGAAGAAGTGTGTGGAAAAACACTACAATCTTGCAAAGTACGATACGGCGTAGTGCCTATAGTTAACACTTCTGCAAATCAACCTCCAAGTGGTAGAACAAGTAAAGCAGCCCGTTTACCTTTTGGATCTTTCCCAGGAACTTTAAAGTATTAATTATGAACATAGAAGCAATAGAAAAACATTTTCAAGAGTGGTACCCTAAAGAAGCCTGTGGAGTACTGGTAGCTATAAAAGGCAAAAAAGAATGGATACCTTGTGACAACGTAGCGGAAGCCGAAGACACTTTTGTTATTGACTCAAAACAATATATAGCTGCTAGTAGAAAGGGAGACATTGTAGGTATTGTACATAGTCATCCAGATTCTTCTTCAGAAGCTAGCGAGACTGATATTAAATATTGTAATGCCATGGGAATTCCTTATTATATATTTAGTTATCCCGATATGGACTTAAACGTGGTACAACCTGAAAGAGCAGAAAAATCTTTATATGGAAGAGATTACGAGTTTGGAGTTAATGATTGTTTCGAAGCTATGAGAGATTATTTAGCTACAGAAAGAATAGATATACCTTCTAGAGCCGCTTTTGAAGATGATTGGTGGCATAAAAATTTAGATTATTTTACTGATGAAATTATAAAAAATTACGGATATTCTCCTGTTAAAGGTAATATGAAACCTAATGATGTTATTATTTTTAAAATTAATGCGTCTGTTGGGAACCATTGCGGAGTTTACTTAGGCGAGGATGTATTTTTTCATCACGCAGAGAACAGAATATCCTGTAGGGAAAATTTATATCCTTTTTGGAAACAGCATATAAGTGGAGTGTATCGTCATGAGGCGTAACGTATATTTAGAAGGTGACCTAGGAGAGAAATTCGGAAGAAAGTTTGTAGTTAATGCAGACGACTATTCGGAAATATTTAAGTGTATTTCAGCTAATAGACCTGATTTTCTGCCTTACATTAGAAAATGTCACGAAGATGGTATAGGATTTATTTTAGATACCGAAGAAGGTAATATTGGTACAGAAGATTTAATTCTGCCTGCTACAAAAGGAGATATAACTCTAAGTATTGCACCTGCAGGAGCTAAGAGTGGTATCGCAAAAATATTAGCAGCTATAGCAATTGTTATTGTGATAATTTATTTTCCTCAGGCATTTGGAGCAGTGGCAGAGGGAGGCGCATTTGCAACTGGGGCGGGCAGTTTTGCTGCAGGTCTTAATGCCTACGGTCAAATGGCAGCTCTTTTTGCAGCTCAACTAGCTCTAGCAGGTATACAACAAATTATGGCTCCAGATCCTGCAGTAGACCAAGATTCTCCAACGAATTATTTATTTTCAGGAGGAGCGAGTAATGCTAAAGAAGGAGACCCTATACCCCTTCTTTATGGAGAGCTTCGAGTACCTGGAAGACCTATATCTGTAGAAGTAATACAAGGAAGAGGCGCTGCTAATGGATATTCAACAGATAATACCTATACAGATGCTAATGGTAACATCATTGCACACCATACTGCAGATACTGCAGAAATATCGAAAAGTTTAAATTAAAGGAGAATAAGTAAAAATGTTTGAAAATCTAGGAAATTTAGCAGCAATTAATCTTACGGGGCAACATACTTCCGGAGATAGACAAATAATCTCTGTAACAGATCTTATCTCTGAAGGACCTATTTATGGATTAGTTGATGCGCAAGCTTCTGTCTATTTAAATGACGATAGGGTTGCTCCTCTTTCACAAGCAGGAAACTCATACAGTTCGACGTCTGCTAGAGTAAGGCTAACTTCCGGATCAAGCTCCGCAGTTATTGTAGGAGGAGGCTCAACGCCAGTAGTAACTGCAACAAATGGAGATATATATTTAATTGTAAGAGGGGTGCATAAAGTATATGTAAATGCAACTAATGGCTCCACGAGTGCTTCTAATGGAAATGTTACTGCAACACTTACAACAAATGGTAATTCTAACTTTTTTGCAGATAATATGATTTCTTCGGCGTCTTCCGACTTAGGTACGCTTATCCCTGCAAGACTAACTGTCGCAGCGGGAGCAACCTCAGGCACTTTAGTAGAGGGAATTATTATAAGTAGAGCAAGTCAGTCCGTTGCTACTTTTATGCCCGGTGCAGGGTCTCCTCAAGGTTTAATAGTACCTGCCGGACAGTACTTTTTGCAAATAGACAGAGTTGTTAAAATATCTAGCATTTCAGGGGCTGTTTTGACTTTAGAGTCAAACTGGGGTTTTCCTACAACGGGCGCTTATCAAGAATATGTTTTTGATGTATCAGGAGCAATTGTATCAAATGCCGATGTTATGTCTCAAACAGAAGTTAAGAAATATAAAAGTGTAACCAGTCAATTCAGAGTCGGTACGTTAGATCAACCTCCTTTTACAGGGTACGGAGGTGTTGGCTCTACCTCTATTTCAAACAGTCCTAGTGCAGGAGGTACTTTAGAAAGGAGTAGTAATTACGGAGGCACCCAAGCCCCCAAAGTTTTACTTGGAAGTTCTGCAGCAGGGTTCAATCTTACTGCAGCACAGCTACAAGAAGTAGACGAAGCTACTTTAACTATTTCATACCCAAACGGTTTATATGCAGTTAGTGGAAAAGGTAATGATAAAGTAACATATGCTCAGTATAAACTTGAGATAGGTATAAAAAAACCTGGTGAAACTTCTTTTGGAGCATATAGTACCCTTTATAATCCTTTTCAGCACTCAGGTTTGGAAAAAAATGCAGTTAGTTTTATAAAGCGTATTGACTTAGATCCATATAGACCTTTTTCAGATTTTAGAGTAAGAGTATCAAGGATTAGCAATCATACAGGTCCTGGCTATAAATTTCCAGGAGAAACATACCCCGATTGGCAGAATGTTTCATCTTCTAGTTTGTCCACGGTTACGTGTGTAATTAAAGACATACTTACACACCCTTTTACTTCGCTAGCTAGAACTACTTTTGATACGAAACAGTTTCAAAGTGTTCCCACAAGATCCTATCATGCCAAAGGTTTAAAAATACTGGTACCTTCTAACTATGTCACCAGAGACCAATCTTTGAATGGTGTAGCTAATTATAATCGCAATCCTGATACTAAAGCAATAGAAAGTACATATCAAGACTGGGACGGCTCTTTTGCTCCAGATAAAGTTTATACTAATAATCCTGCATGGGTTTTTTATGATATTCTAACAAATGATCGATATGGTCTTGGAGACTTTTTACAACAAACAGATATTGATAAGTATAGTTTATATAGGATAGCTAGATACTGTGATGAGCTAGTGCCCGACGGAAAGGGGGGAGAAGAGCCCCGATTTACTGCCAATCTATATCTTACAAAAGCAGCAGACGCTTTTAAAGTTATAAAAGATATAGCAACTGTATTTAGATCTATGATATACTTTTTTGATGGGCAAGTAACCCCTGTACAAGATGCCCCTAGTGGTCCCGTATATAACTTTACAAAAGCTAACGTTAAAGATGGACAGTTTACTTATGAAAGTACCGGAAGTAAAACAAGGATAAATCAAGTAATTGTTACTTGGATAAACCCAGAAGCAAACTATAAAGCCGAACCTTTAATAGTAGAGGATAGGTTAAATATTGCAGAAACAGGAAGAATTATCTCTCAAAGTGCAGTAGCAATGGGTGCTACTTCCGAAGGTCAAGCTATGAGATATGGCCGATGGAAGCTATGGACAGCGGCAAATCAAAGAGAAGTAGCTACTTTTTCAAGTGCTTTAAATTCGACTTTTTTAATTCCTGGTGATATTGTTAATATACAAGACTCAGACAGGTATTCTACTCGATTGGGTGGAAGAGTTTCAAACACAGGTTCAAGAACGGTTTCTACAGTGCCTTTAGACAGTGCGACGACTCTAGTTAGTGGGAGTACCTATGAACTATCTGTTTTATTCATAAAGCCTGCGGCTTTTGCTACGTCTGATTTTTCTATCGGATCTACAAACTATAAAGTTGGAGATATAGTAGCTCAGGCGTACATAGATGGAGATGGAGATGGAGGATCAACGGGAAACGGTACATATACTCTTCAAGATATAGATACTGAACAAAAAGCACAGAATGCTAAAGCATCAGCATCTTCATCAGAAGCCTTAGTTCTCACTTGGGCAGATACTACTAAAGTAGAGACCAAGCCTGTAAGCACTGGTGCTGGTTCAGTAACTTCCATAACTGTTTCAGAAAACTTTTCCGCCGTTCCAGATGCTGATACTATATGGGTGTTGAGAGAGGAAGTTAATAATGTAAAAGTTGCAGGATCCTCTAAAGAATATAAAATCCTTGCTATTCAAGAGTCTAGTAAGGGTGAGATCTCTTTTTCTGCGGTAGAACATTATGATGAAAAGTTTCACGCAGTAGATGTAGACTTTAGTACTTATATTGCAGATACTATTTATCCTACAGTTACTTCGGATAGTGTAGTACCTCCTCCTCTAGACGTCTTCTCTACTACTATGCCTAAAAAGGGACAAGTAGGAGAAGAATTATTAGTATCTTGGATAGCTCCTACTAATATAGGAGACCTTCCAGGAGATTACGAACATTTAGCAGGTTTTGAAATTACGCACGAGTTTCCGAGTTTAGAAAATCCTATTCGTATTTCAGACCCTACGCAAAGAACGTGGAAAATAGACGGAATAGAAGACGGGACTTATAGTGTTGCTGTAAGAACCATTAATGTGCTTAACAATCTATCCGAGCCGGTAAAAATTAAAGTAACAATAACAGATAGGTTTGATGAAAGTATTCCTCGTCTTGCTTTAGGGCTTCCTATGGGAGGTACCTGTAGTGCGACTACTTTTTTAAGTAGTTCTGGTCTTTTCTCTCTAAGTAAGAGTGTATACGGATTTAGGCCTCCTCAATCTACAGGAGCATTTCTTTCTAGCAGTAGTACAAATACAAATACTTACCAGTTGGATATTAGCAACTTGCCTACAATTACATGGACTGGTCAAGCTGAGTCAGGAGAGTTTATAGAAGAGCACCATTATGTAGTTATG